GGCGCGAAGCAACTCGGCGCGCTTGGCACCGGTGGGCTCGGGCGGGATGCCGGCCGCCTTGGCGGCAGCGCTCACGTCGACGCTGGGCTCGCTGCTCTTCGTGGGCGCGGGTGTGGGCTTGGCGTCCGTGTCGTCGCTGCTGCTACATCCGACGAGTGCGGCGGCGAGCGTGATGGTGACGGCCGCGATGGTGATGCGGGTGCGCATGATCCCCCCTGGGATGTTGTACCTGAAGGGGCATCATCTGGGATCCAAGGGACGATCGGGTGCGCAGTGACGGTCTCGTGACACGGCGAAGCCCCCGCCGGGGGGACCGTAACGGGGGCTTCGTCGTGCGTTAAGGCGACCCGGCCGCTCCCACGACGAGCTTTTGGCGCCGGGCCGAGACTTGGCCCGGTTGTCTGCAAGTCGTGGCGACAGACGGTGGGACCTCTGTTGCTCGGGCTCGCCGAGCGGCTTGTGGTGCCGATTGAGGGCACAGTTGTACACGCAGATCGTGACACCGCGCTGACCTGCGGTCAAGCGGCGTCGCGCTCCTGGCGTTTGGCCTGGAGGGCGGCGACGTCTTTGACGGCGTACCAGGCCTGTCGGGGGGTGCCGCCGGAGCGGGTGAGGTGGCCGCGGCGGACGAGTTGGCGGACGCCGTCGAGGGTGATGCCGAGGGTGCGGGCGGTCTGGTGGGCGGTGAGGTGGCCGGGCCGGATCATCTGCGACTCCATGCCTCCATGATGCGGCAGCGGTGTCCCTCAGGAGCACTGTCCCGGAGGCCGGTTCCGGGCTGGATCGGGGCTCGCATGGGAGGGCCCGAAACTCGAAACTTCCCAGCTCACACCCGATATCGGGGGCGAAACCGGTTTCGGATCAAGGTGAAACCATGGGCTTGATCCGAAACCGGTTCGGAGGGTCCTATTCGCCGTCCTCGGCGGCCGGGAGATCGGCGTACCGGAGGCCCTTGGCGCCGCCGCAGCACTCGCGGATCGTGAGCTGCCGGGTGGACACCTTGAACGGCTTCAGCGCGGCGCTCAGCGCGGTCGAGGCCCCTGCGGCGTCCATGTCGAGCCACGGCCGGTACAGGTCGGCCCGGTAGGCGGCGAGGGCCTCGACGAGCCGGTGGGAGTGGACGGTCTCGACTCCGTCCGGCCAGATGGCGCGCAGGTGGTCGAGGATCGTCTCGACGTCCTGCTCCTCGACCAGGGCGCCGACCGCCTGCCCGGTGAGGGTGCCGGCGGCCATGCGGAGAGCCAGGGCGCGCTTGCCAATGTCCTCGGCCTCGGTCTGCTTGATGAACGCGGCCCGGACGGTGAAGCCTTCGCGGCCGCGGGCGAGGATGCCGGTGCCCTGCTCGTCGATGCTGATGTCGGTGGCACGGAGGCCGCGGTCGTAGGCGCCGGTACCCAGCACGTTGTTGTTGGCGCGCCAGTCCATGACGGCGAGGCACAGGCGGGTGCCGACGCTGCTGGACACGGAGGACGGCAGGGACGGGGCATCGGGGTTCTGGGTGAGCAGGATGAGGATCAGCCCGTAGGCGCGGCCCTTCTTGATCAGGCGGGTGGCCAGGGCGGCGGCCTCGTCCTTGTAGTCGGCGTGGGTGAACAGCTCCTGGACCTCGTCGATGACGATGACGCGGGGGCCGAGGCGCTGCTCGGGGTACTTCTCGGCGAGGGCGCGGGTGACGCGGCGGCCGTCGGGGACCTCGGAGGCGGGCAGGCTCTTGATGAACTTGGCGCGCCGCTGGTACTCGGCGATGCCGGAGCGCATGCCGGCGAGGGCGGCTTCCAGGTCCTCGTCCTCGTCGCCGGAGACGTAGCGGTGGCAGACGGGCTTGACGGAGTCGAGGTCGCCGGAGCCCTTGAGTTCGTAGATCCACAGTTCGGCGGTGGGGTCGAGGGCGACGCCGAGGACGATGGCGAGCGCGCAGCTCGTCTTGCCGGAGCCGGGGATGCCGCCGACGAGCAGGTTGGAGTACATGAGGGTGATCTCGATGAGGTTGCCGCGGGGGTCGAAGCCGTAGGGGAGCGGCTCGTACACGTCGGCGGTGCCCTGCTTCATGAGCGGCCACAGCTTTCGGCCGGCCTTGGCGGGGTCGCGTTGGGCGACCCAGAGGACGAGGCGGCCGGGGTGGGCAGTGCGGTCGGCGGACGGCCATACGGTGCTGATGGGGCGTCGCATGGCCGCGGCGAGCGCGGCCCGCTTCTCCAGAACGGCGGTGGCCTCGATGCCCGGGGGCAGATCGACCTCGGCGCGCCATCCGGGGCCGTCGCGCATGACCTCGGCGGCGAACTCGACGCCGCGGCGCCCCTTCTTGCCCTCGATGCCGATGGCGGCGAGCGCGTCGATGACCTCGGTGGAGTCGAGGCGGCGGAGCACGTTGGTGGCGACGTAGCGGGTGACCAGGGGGCGGCTGTCGTGCTTCTTGCCGTTGAGGCCGACGAGGGTGGCGGCGGCGAGGGTGGCGGTGAGCGTCCAGCCGGGGGACAGGAAGCAACCGACCAGGGTGGTGATGCCGGTGGCCGTTGCGACAGCCAGGGAGGCGACGCGGCGCGGCCTGACGCGGCGGGAGTGCTCGCGGGACAGGGCGAGCCAGGCCTCGATGTCCGCGGACGCCGCGGCCTTGGCCTCGACGGGCCGGGCCTCGGTGTCGGTGACCCACTTGCCCCAGCGCAGGACCATGCGGGCGAGGCCGCGGGGTGCGCGGGTGAGCAGGCGCAGGGCGTACACGGGCAGGCGGATGGCGTGGAAGGCGGTGACGTGGCCGTAGTAGGACGCGGTCCAGCGGGCGGCGTTCACGAACTCGGCGGCGTTGCGCAGGAAGGTGGGGATGACGGGCGGGGCCTCGGCGAGGTACGCCTGGCGTTCGGCGATCCACGAGTCGGCCGGTGCGGGGCCGGCGGGCGGGTCGACGGGGCGGGGCTCGGCGTCGTGGACGACGTCGATGATGGTCTCGGTCAGGGTGTCGCGGGCCTCGTCGGTGAAGGCACCGGGGTCCGGGGGGCTGTCCTTGTGGAGCTGGATCACGTTCTCGGTCATGCTGGGCTGGTCCTGCCTCTCGGTGAGGTGTGGGACGCCCAGGGGCGGCGGCTGCTTGGCGGTAGGACGCCGCCCCCGGGGCACGGCTACTGGTAGCGGCGCAGCTCACGCTCGATGCGGCGGGCGGTCTGCTCGTGGTCGTTCATCTGCTGGCGGGCGGCGCCGCGCTCCTTGCCGCTGCTGGTGCGCATGGTCACCCGGGCGCTCGCGGCGTCCCGGCGGGCCTGGCTGAGGCGGCGCTCCAGCTCGGCGACCTCGGCCCGGCCGCGCTCCTCGGCGCGCTCCCCGATCCGCTCGGCCTCGCGCTTGAGGCGGTCGTCGATGGTGTCGGCGTTCCGGTCCCCGGCGAGGGACTGCTTGGCGGCCTTCAGGGTGAGCCAGGCCAAACGGCGCTTCTCGGCCGCGGTGTACGAGGCGGGCATGGGCTACTTCCTCTTCTGGATGTCGCCCCAGATGGAGCGGAGGACGAGGGCGAGGATCGCGACGGACACGGCGCCGATGGCGACGGCGATGGCGAACAGGGAGGCGACCAGGCCCCCGGCGATGCCGAGCCCGCCGAGGACAAGCCACTTGCGGGCGTCGAACTCTGGGCGGGCCGGAGCCGGCGGGGCGGCGGGCGGCTGGGTGAGCTGCTGGGCGGCGAGGACCGCGGCGATCGTGCGAACCAGCTCGGTGTTGTCGGACGCGTCGACGGCGTCCTGCGCCGCCTTCTTCAGCGAGTCGCTCACTTCCACCACCTCCGGGCGCGGCGGACGAGGTGCGGCCAGGTGAGGACGCCCGCAGCGAACGCCAGGACGGGGGGCTGGGACGCGGCCAGCGTCGCGGCGGCCCCGGCGATGTCGAGCAGCGGCGGGACGGCGACGAGGAGGGCGAGGAGCGCTCCGAACGCGATGCGCATCATGCGTATCCACCTTCCATCGGGTCGGGCTTCGGGTCGGGCTGGGGCTTCTTCGCGGCCCGGGACAGGGCGGTGCGGATGTACGGCTCGGTGACGACGAGGCGCCGGTGCTGGGCGACGTGCTCGGCGATCTCGCGGGCGGATGCGTCGGGGCCGAGGATGGATGCGGCCTCGATGACCACGCCCTCGACGTTTAGCGGCTCCAGCTCTCTGACCTGCGGCGCATCAGCCGCATCAGGTCGATGCGCCTCGTACTCCGGGGCCCGCTGGCCGAGGACCAGGGCGACGGCCACGGGGTCGACGGCCAGGCCGTAGGTGCCGAGGATCGTCGCGAGTTCGACGACGTCCGCATCAGGTCGCGCATCAGCGGCGAACCGGATCGCGTCGACCGGGTCCATCTCGGCGAACCGGGCGCGCAGGACGTCGGTGGCGGAGGCGGACCGCACCGGTTCGGCGGGTGCGACTCCCACCCCGGGAGTCGCAGCGCCGTACATGGATGCGAGGGCCGCATCAGCTCCGTCACGGACGCGGACACGCTGGACGTCGACCAGGCCGGCGCCGAGCTCGGCGTCCCCGACGCCGACGTGTCTGGCGAGCCGCCAGTACCGGCGGACGGCACCCTTGCGCTTCCACTCGTCGGGGTGGCCGTCGGCGACCGCCCGGTGGAACGCGAGCTGCCGGGCGGCGTCGGCGTTGCGGCGCATCGTCTCGGCGTCCAGGCCGGTCCGGTAGACGACGATGCTCCGGGCGATCAGGCCGAGGCCTTCGGCTGCGCCGGACATGGCGAGCGGGGTGACCGCGTACACGGCGGCCTCGCGCGGGTTGCTGGCGATGGAGACGCCGATGGCGCTGGCAGAGACCGGGGCCACCCACATCCCCGTCCGGACGATGCCGGGCGAGGCCATGTTCAGCATGGTCCGGCCGAGCATCACCATGGCCAGGATCAGGGTGAGGCCCTCGCCCGCGGCGACGACGCCGGCCGCGGTTGCCTGCCGGTGGAACTCGGTGACGGCGTTCGTGTACGTACCCCAGGCGCCGAAGCCACCGACGACGACCATGGCAGCGGCCGCGACGCCGAGGACGGTGGCCTGGCCCCGGGTGAGTTCGCGGGTGGTCACTGGCCACCTCCGCCGAGGATCGTGTCGAGCCGGTCGGCGAGGTCGCGGAGGACGTCGGCGTACCGGTCGAGGTCGGCGGCCAGGGTGTACAGCTCGGTGGGGTCGAGGGTCTGGCCGAGCGGGTGGACGGAGACGCCGGGCGTCCGGCCACCGAGGTGCGGGTCGGAGGAGTCGGCGAAGGGGGACTGGACGAGTTCCGCGGCGAGCAGCGTGCGGCCGCGGTAGAGGCACTCGACGACGGGGCCGGCGTGGATGAGGTCGACGCGGAGGGTCTCGGGGTCGTGGTGGGTGTGGCCTGCGCACCACGACGGTTCCGGAAGGGTGACCGGGCCGTGGTCGGCGGTCGCGAGGACGATGCTGTGCTCGGTGGTCACTCCGCCACCGCCTCGTCGGCCATCTCGACGAGCTGCTGGAGGGCGACCTCCAGGCGGCCGAGGGCGCGGGCCATGGCCCGGTCGTCGCCCATGTCGAGGGTCTCCAGCGCGTCCAGCTCGGCGCGGGCCTGCTCGATCCGGTAGCGGTCGTGTTCAGTCGTCTCGAAGCGGCTCATCGGGCACCCGCCTTGCGGATGCTGCCGGTGACACCGGCCGCGGTCACACGCATGGTGATCGTGCGGTCCGGGGTGCGGTGGGTGATGCCTGCGGCGATCAAGCGCCGGGCGGGCAGGGGCTGTCCGTTTTCCATTGCGTGCGCAATAGACTTCGGCATGGCCGGTCCTCCTGGTGTCGTCAGGTAGGTACTGGTCAGGGGTCGGGCGGCGCGCGCGCCTCGGGTGTTCCACCACCCGGGAGCTGTCGTCCGGCCCCGCTTCTATTCGGTTGTCGAGTACTTCTTGATCGCGTCGTTGACGGCCGTATAGCTCCGTCCGACGTCCTTCGCGACCTTGTAGGCGCTGCCGAGTTCGGCTTTGCCGTCGGCGAGCGCCTGGCCGCGCCGTTCGAGCGCTCCGGCCAGTTGCGATTGGAGCTGTTCCACCAGCTCGTCCTCACGCCTGAACCGGACCCGCCAGGGTTCTTCGGTCACATCGAGGAGACTATCACGGGGGGCCGTTATAGTCACGCATCTGCCCTCGGCTGGTGATGCTGGAGCAGCAGGAGATCAACCTCGGTCCGGTACACCGTCCTGCACCACCGACACCGCACCGGCTCACCCGGCAGCCGGGACAGCACCGCCCCACACACCGTCCCCTGATCGTCCGTCACCGCGACGCACAGCCCGATCCGTTGGCGGCGCGGTATCGGGTCCCCGACGAGCGACCGGAGCTGCGCCTCCAGCTCGCGCACCTCGCGCGCCAGCTCGCCGGCCGCCGGGTAGTGGACGACGATCCACTCCAGCTCCATCGCCAGCCACCGGCAGTCCGCGGCCAGTCCGGCCCGGGGCGGGGCCGCGTGCTGCGGCCACCGCTCCCGCTGTACGTCCACCCGCCAGGAG